GTTGCCTTTATTCCAGCTAAAGCACCTTCTAATGTTTGGTACCCAACTGTATCTACATCTAAACCATCTATAAGACCGTTTGGATCAGCAGCGATTGTATCGCCATCTGTACTAGCGGTAGCAGAAGTATAAGCATCCCATCCCAAGTCTAATGTAGCTGAACTTGTAGTCCAGTTAACATAAGCTCTTGATAGAGAAGTTAATAACTTCACTTTACCAGCCGGCAATTTTGCAATTGCTACAGATGATGTTGCGTCTCCAGCACCGTCTTGATCATGTGTAAAGAAAGAAATTCTTACTTTACCGTGATGAACAGATGTGTCTGTAGTTGTAACAGGAGTAGCAGTAGCGTTTGTGTACTCTGTACTTTTTTGAGTTGTAACAGCCATTTTATCTATCTCCTATTATTCGTGACAAGGTATCTGAACAACTTTTTCTTCTTCCATACGTGTTGCTCCGAGATCCATCGAATAATACACCTGGGTACTATACGATTTGTCGGCACGTTCTGAAATTTTTGCTGACACATCTTTCCCTAAAGCCAGCTTGATTGCATCTTCTGTAAATGCAAAAACCAATCTGTCAGTAGCGTATGTAGTGTCTTTGTTCAGTCTTGTTGACATTATAAATTCAAACCCAAGAAAACTATTTATAGTTCCAGTTGCTAATGCCTTTACAACTGCATAATCACTTGAAGTAACTTCCGTCACTTCTAGCAAGTCTTGTATTTGTTTCGGACCACAAACTAAAAATCTCTTCAAAGAAGGATCAATATCGTTGTTGTCCAGTATGTATTTAGCAGATCGCAATTTATCAATCGTCAAACCATCTGACTGGTCTGATGTTGCTGTCTTTTGACTGCTTGGTAGTGCGGTGGATGAACCACCCGCCACGCCAGTTGAAGCCGAAGCATTAAAAGCCGTGATAATCACGTCATCAATACTTCTGTTCATTGCCGCAGCCGCAGCTCTCGCATAAGTCGATGTTGGATCGATAAGCATTCTTACCTTATCCGCATCGTCTACAAGATCCGCCCACTCATATGTTGTCAAAGATACTCTACGTCTTGAGTGTGGTGTATCAATTTGAGGTGTATCTGCGTGTCTGCTTGTTCTTATTTGAGCAGCAGTTACTCCGATCTGATCGAAGAACGCATTTTTCCCTTTAATCGTTTCCACATCAACAGCGCCTCGTAGCTTTGAGCCTGTTTGTTGTGCCAGCATCGACACATTAGCCGAATACTGTTCAACAAAGCTAGTTGGAATATTTACACTCATAAATATTACTCCTATGGTTGATTGTTAAAAGTTTCGGTTGATTATCCTTTGTGGATCTTCCTGTATTTTATATCTACTCGATATTAGTCTTTCCCAATGTCAACTAGGGTCTTGCGATTATCCTAGTTAAATTTGCTATACTTAATTTTTTTAATCTTGTAAAGCAAAATTTTTAAACAACCTCTTCATTATTTTTCTTTTGAATTAATGTTTGTACTTCTTGTACCGCAGTATCGTGATTAGGATGGTTTTTATCCCAATACGCTGAACCTGTCTGTTGCAGTTCTCCTATTTGTTTTTCTATTTGTTTAGGTGTCATATAAACGGGACCATCAGATTTAATAATATCATCCTCTCCCATTTTTTCTCCTAAAGCAGCAAAGGCTTTAATAACCTCTGAATGATCGCCAAGCTTTGTGCCATCTTCCAAATTGATACTCATTATTCCTTTAGGAAATACCGAAGATACTACAGTATTAGCTTTTTGCAATTTTTGGTCATAAGCTTGTCCCCATTCAGTTTTTAACTCGGTCATAGCTTTTTCCCTTTGCGATGTTGATATACTTTCAGCATCAGCTAGTTGCTTACCTACCATCTCGTTATAATAATTAACCATACCTTGCGCCTGGGTAGGAAGTAATCCTAACTTATGCGCTTGAGATGAAAAGTTTTTTAACGCCTCTGTATCTACCTCTTGACCTTCATCAAATTTATATTTGTATTGGTCTGGTTTTTCTGGCGCACCAAGTCTTTTATATACTTCCTTCCAATCTTCATCGGTAGCATGTTTATTTGGAACTGGAATTTTATCAGCTCCAACTAATCTTTGTGCATGGATATAACTTTTCGCTAACGAACTAATATCTTTAATATTTTCTAAAGATTTGTCGGCTCTTAAATCATCGGAAAGACCAGCTTTCCAATCGTCTTGTATTTGTTCTGGAGTTTTTTCTACAGGATCTCCAGACAATACTGGCTTTTCCTCTGGAACTGCCGGTACTGCTACCTCTTGATTATCACTCATTTGTTCTCCTTTTTGTTGAGCATATTATTAATAAACAAGACCACGGATCTTGCTCCTTCTAAGTATGCGCTATCGTGGCTATCTCCCTTAATGTGAGTAGTCGTATTATAGCTGCATCTCTTTTTAAGATCTTCAAGCACTCGTTTTCCGCTTTCTGATCCAAAAGTCATTTTATAGTCTAACCCTAATTGTTTAAGATCTTTTTCATTCATTCATCATCCCCGCCTTTAACGCTGGTGCAATTTTACCGGCACTCTCAGCAACTTGTTGAGCTTGCTGCATCTGTGCTTGCTCAATTTGTTGTTGTTGTTTTTGTTGTTGGATTTGTTGAACTTCGGCTTTGGATCTCATGACCCTAGCTGGTAATCCCAAAACATCTGTAACATGACCCACTAATCCATCTATATCCAAATAATCAAATACTGGAGCTACATTTTGTAAAGAACCAAATATTTCAATACCTCTCATAATGGATGAAAGCTCTTGTGTTTTTTGAGCTTTGGCAAGGGGAGATACATATTCAATTTCTATCATCTCCTCTCCCAGTAATTCCGGTCTTTGTGGAAACTTTTTATTATCAAGTAATAAATTAAAACTTCGTGTGATTAAAGGTTGTAATAATTCAGATTGAAGTCTGCCTAATACGGGACCCAATAATCTCATCTTTTCCTCGGTACGCTGCATCACTTCTGTTGCGGTCATGTTTTGACCCTGAACTGTCATTAACTGATCTACAAAAAAGTTTTCTCTAATTGCTTTTCTTCTTTGCTCTTCCATTTGTAATCCTAAAGGATTATTGGCTCCTATAGTTAATGGTTCAATTCTTTCCCTGGTTCCAGCTCTGTAGTAATTTAATCCTCCAGGAACAGTTCTAACCGGTAAAATAAAACCATCATCGGGAACCATTAAAGGTGGATCAATTTGCTTTTGAGCTGCTCTAATCGTTGTCTTAGACATGGTGTTCAACATCTTCACATCTGGCAACGCATTCATAGCTGGAGATCTTCCAAAAATTTCATTGGAAGAAGATTTTAAATATCTTGGGACCACATAAGGAAATTCCATAAAACCACCTTCTTTTAAAATGGTTCCGGTTTCTTGATGAACATGGCAAGAAATATAATCCATATTATCTTTATTCTTATAACCCATAGGGGTATCAGACTTATATACGGAATGAAGGATGACACTTTCATCAAATGGAGCATTAACTACTTTAGATTTTAAAGCATTAGGTAATTCCGCCTTAGGGTACATCGCTGGAATATTTTTATTTTTAAGATGAAATTTTCTTAAAAGACTATCTACATAACCCTTTTCATCTTCGGTAATAAATATTTCTGAAATATGAATTGTTTTAAATCTTAAATCATCCCTAACATCATCCTTAATAAACATCGCTGATGTACCGAAAGCTAACAGCTCATGGTATAATTCAAAAATTTCCTGTTGAAAATTAGATCTTTGATACACTTGCTGCATAATTTTTGCGCAGCTCTCCAACCATTCTCTTGCTTCATCTTCCTGGTTCATAGCCTCAGTTCTAAATTTTAATAAAAACCACGGAGAAATCGTATTGGTTAGCATACCATTTAAGCTAGATGCTAATAATTCAAGTGCGTGTGTTGCCGTTCCATCATAAATCTGGTCGTGCCTTTTATCGCCTTTAGTTCTTTTTACCGTGATGTTAGATTTTCTTGGTAAAAAGTAATTTGCTATGTCTTGCCAATGATCTTCCCAGGTTGCTCTTTGAATTTTCAAAGTTTCAAACCTGTCGATAATCATTTTGGCTTTTTTTTCTATTGCCATTTATTATCCTCCAAGTAATGTTTGCTTACTTGTTGTTAAAGCGTTATCGCCTAAACCTTTAGCTCCTGTTAAAATGGTGCTAGATCTACCTTTGCCTCTTTTGATTTTAGTATCTAAAGCTGTTGATTGAACTTGCGATACTTCCGCAACAGTTGGTGCTACATAAACTGGTGCTGGCGGTCTTGGCGGTCTTGGCATTACTGCTCTTGCTACTCCACCCATGTTTCCTCCTTATCCTAATAATGTTTTAACTGATTTAACATAACTCTTCGCTTGATCT